CGTTGCCTTGTCGCCAATCAGATATTCTGCGCCCTCGGCTTCGGCATGATAGGCTACGTCAGCGGATACCGCCTGCTGTTCAAGGCTTCAATGGCAGAGCTGCGAGAATACAAACAGCGTGCTGTCAAATGATGTTTCTCCAGTTCGCCGACAAGAGCGTACCCTATGGCGTATTCGTGAAAGATGTAGCCGCCGAGGTTGCCGTATTGCTTCAACAATTCAAGGACGACCCCGAATACATCAGCCAAAACAAGGCTTTTGCGATTTTTGGCAGGGCAAACGTGGAGCGGTGGCGCAGGCAGGGTAAAGTCACTCCCTGCAAGCGTCCGGGTAAAATGGAATACCGCACGGCAGACCTGCGACTGCTCCAACGGACACAACAGGACTACTTATCGAAGTAAACTTCGCCAAGTTAGGGAGGGTAGATAAGCTCAAATGGATAGAGGCCGATTAACGAAAGTCGGTGGTTGCAGGTTCGACTCCTGCCTCTCCCACCAATAGACAACAAACATTTAAGTATCACAAAGTATGAGTAAAATCAATCTTACCGTTGAGCAAATCAACGAACTGCAACCGCAGGACATCACCACAAACGAACTTGTGCGCGACAAGTTCATTCAAATCTACGAAGCGATGTGGACTCCCACCACTGGCGTTCCGGGTGTAGCTGCCTATGAGCGTGAAAGCCGATTTTTCAACCGCATTATCGGCGAGAAAGAGGACATTCGCAAAAAATGTACACGCTTCTCAATCTTCACAGCGTTCCTCGATGTGGCTATATCGGGGCTATCACTTGAACCCGGCTCACGCGCACAGTGTTATCTGCTATCTCGCTCTATAGCCGTTGATTCATACTACGAGAACGGACAAAAGAAAAGCAAGTACGAGACGCACTGCATCCTCACAATCTCCGGCTACGGAGAACTCCTGCACCGCGCCCGTGTCGGTCAGATACGTCACGCCGACAACCCAATCATCGTTTATGCCGAAGATGAGTTTGAGTACGGAGAACGTAACGGCAACAAGTTTGTAAACTTTACTTGTCGTCATCCTCACACATCAGGCAACATCGTGGCCTGCTACATGAAAATAACACGCGCAGATGGTTCGATAGACTACTCCGTTATGCTTCCCGAGGACTGGAGCCGCCTTGCAGGATACTCTGCACGCAATAATGCCCGATGGGATAACGAAAAACATCAGTGGACAAACCTCAAACCCAACGCGCTTTACGGACAACAGCAGGACGGCTCTCTGAAGATTGACACTGGCTTCCTCGTTGCCAAGTGTATCAAGCACGCTTTCAAGACCTACCCCAAAGCGCGTGTCGGACGTGCAACGCAACTGGAGTCTCAGCAGGTCGATGACATGGAAATCAACGATGGCATCTACGGACTTGAGGACGGCTCGACCGTCAACAGATCAACAGGCGAAGTCCTACCCAAGCAGGACACTGGTTTTGCTCCTGGCCCCGACACTTCCACAGGTGTGACAATCAACCCCGAAGCCTCTGCCGACAACGCAGACGGTGGCGATGATGTATTCTAATAAACATTACAATACCAAAGTACAATGAGTGTAAACGATTTACCGCTCTGCCAAAGCGGAGAAACAACCAACCCCAACCTGCCTATCCTGCGCCAAGAGAATGTGCAGATGATAGTTCAATCTGCCCCGAACGCATACAACATCAACTCGCTGTCCTCAATGCGTTGCGCGGATTATGGCAAGAATCTTCTCGCCGAGATTCAGCAGCACGGCATGACCGATGAACTTGACAAGCGTTGCGCCGAGTTCATTTTCAAAGCAAAGCGCACTATAACGAAGATGAACGAACGCCGTGCGCCCTTTACCAAACTCTTTGACCAGATACGTTCCGAGTTCACTGGCATGGAGAACTCTATTGACCCCTCCAAAAAGGACACTGTTCCTTACCTCATTCAGCAGGCGCGTAACACTTATGCCGCCAAAAAACGTGAAGAGGCTGAACGCGCACGCCAAGAAGAGCTGCGCCGTCAACAGCGCGAGAAAGCGACCAAGGACTATCAGCAGAACGCCGAAGACGATTACCGCCGTCAGTTTGACGGAAAAATAACCGCCGACATAAACACCCTTACAAGCCTCAACCAGTCGCTCACGATCGAGAACTTTGATGAGGTTAGCGAGAAAATCAAGAACTTCAACGTCACCCTCGGCAACGAGTGGTTTCAGCATTGCCAGTCCTACGCCCACAAGCCGTTTGAAATCAGCGATGCCGAGGCTATTGACATTCGCCAGTCTATCCTCAACCGCCTCTCCAAGCAATTCAAAGAGCAATACGCCTCCGAGGTCGGCGAATACCGCGACACCATTGTTGACGCTCTGCCCTCAAAGAAGCGCGAACTGGAGCGCATGGCGAAAGCCAATGCCGAAGAGCAGGCGCGTATGAAAGCCGAACTTGAAGCACGTGAGGCCGCAGAGGCTCGCCGTCTTGACGAGGACCGCAGACGCAAGGAAGAAGAAGCACAGGCGGCAAAAAAAGCACAGCAGACCGCCAACGAAATGGACGGACTCTTCGGCCAGGCCGCCGTGGCTACCCCGGTAGGCTATCAGCCAAAAACCGCCGTGAAGAAGCGCATTGTTACCGACAGCCCCGAAGGTATGCTCGCTGTAGTGTCTATGTGGTGGTCTAAAGAGGGTCGCTTCCTCTCAATGGAGGAACTCTGCAAGATTTTCAAGAAGCAAATTACCTTCTGCGAGAAACTTGCCAACGACAAGGACAGCCCCGAACTCATCAGTTCACCGTTCGTACACTACGAAGAGGAAGTTAAAGCCAAGTAAGCATGAACAATCCCGATGCATATTATCAGCGCAGTGAGGTCAGCAACTCCGACCTCACTGCATTGAAAGAACTCCTGCACCCTCGCCCGATGTTCGGTGACCGCGAGGCGGCTTTCCGCTTCGGGTCTATCGTCGACGCTATCATCACCGAACCCTCGCGAGTGGATTTCCTGCACGCTACAATTGATGGCGAACCGGTCAATGAGGACGAATGGCTTCATGCACGCGAAATGCAACGCGCTCTCCGGGCTGAGGCTCGCCGAGACCAGTTCCTTGCCAAAGTACTTGAACTCGCCGACACACAGCGGTTCATGGTTAACAAGGCGCAGGAGTTTGAAAACGGCGGATTCCGTTTCACACTTCCCACTCGCTGTAAATGGGATTGGTGGCTGGAAGCTGCCCGATTCGGTGGAGACCTCAAGACTACAGCCTGCGCCACGCAAGCGGAGTTTGAGCAGGCGGTGGATTTCTTTGACTGGGACCGGTCCCGCGCTTGGTATATGGACATAGCACAAAGTAACAAAGACTTCATCTATGCCATTTCCAAAAAGAACTGCAAAATCTTCAAGTTATTCATCAACCGAGGCGATGCAATCTACACTCGTGGACGCAAGAAGTATGAGGAACTTGCCTTTCAATACTGGGCATTCACATTATGAGCAAAGTAAAAATTATAGTTCAGTTTTCCGGTGGCAAAGACTCACAAGCCTGCCTTATAAAAGCCTGCGAAACATACGGCGCAGATAAGGTTACAGCCATTTTTTGTGATACAGGTTGGGAACATGAATTAACATATAAACACATCCATAATATAGTTAATCTTCTTGGTGTTAAACTTGTAATACTCAAGAATAACAAAGTTGATGGCATGGCTGGGCTATATCGTAGAATGAACTGGTTCCCCGATGCCAAAAATAGGATGTGTACAGTGCAATTGAAAGTATATCCTATGATAGACTGGATACTTGCGCAGGATGAACACATGATAATCTTACAGGGTATTCGGGCAAAAGAAAGTGCTGAAAGGGTCAAGTTTGATGTTGAATGCTCATATTTCAAAGATTACTTCGATACTTCAGTTAAGAAGCGGTTATATAGAAAACAAGACGTTAGGAAATGGTGTAATATGCACGATGCTTCAGTTCTTCGTCCAATTTTTTCATGGTCTGCGCAGCAAGTGATTGACTATATATTGTCTCATGGACAACGTCCTAACCCGTTGTATGAACGGGGAGCATCAAGAGTGGGATGTTTTCCATGTATATTTGCGAGGTTGAACGAAATCAAGATAGTGGCTCGTGATGAGAAATACAAACAACGAGTTATTGACCTTGAAAACACCATTAACTCAAAACGAGATAATGGAAATGAGGCAACATTCTTTTGCAAAGGTAAAATTCCTGCAAGATTTTGTAACCAAAATAGTAATGGATCACCAACCTTTGGGGAGGTTTCTGAATATGTGCTTAAAGATGAGAACCAGCCTACTCTTTGGGATGAGACTGAACCTATAATGTCTTGCGTATCCTTGTATCATGGACTTTGTGAATGAATTATTATGGACACGAGTACAAATATTGAACTGACCTCCAAACTTCAGCACAAGGCAATGATAAACCTAAAGGTTGAGCCTTACGAGTACCAAAAGGAAGGTATCGAGGCAGGCCTGCGGTGGAAGCGTTTCCTTATCGGCGATGAGCCGGGGTTGGGCAAGACACTCCAAAGCATAGGCGTAGTTGACACAGCAAACGCTTATCCCTGCTTGGTTATTTGTCCGTCCTCACTCAAAATCAACTGGCAACGCGAGTTTGAAAAATTTACGGATAAAAAAGCACTGGTGCTTGACAATTCCGTGCTTACCACATGGCCCTATCTCCTGCGAATGGGTATGCACCATGTAGCAGTTGTCAACTATGAAAGTCTGCGTAAATATTTCGTTTGGGATATTCACGCACGCAAAGGACAATCATTCCGGCTCAAAGATGTTGTGTTCTGCCCCGAAATCAATCTCTTCAAGTCGGTAATCATAGATGAGAGCCACCGCGTCAAAGACCCCACGGCACAGCAGACAATCTTTGCTCGTGGCATTGTTGAGGGCAAGCAATGGCGCATACTCCTTTCGGGTACGCCCGTTGTCAACCGACCTGCCGACCTCATTGCGCAGCTCTCAATCATGGGCAGACTTGCGGAGTTCGGCGGTCGATCCAAATTCCTTGCCGACTACGGCGGTGGCGAAATCTCAAAGGAACGCCGGGGCAAGGATGAAGATGATGAGCCTCGCAACCTTGAGCGCCTCTCGGAAGAACTCTACTCTCGCTGTATGATACGCCGTGAGAAAGCAAAGGTACTGACGCAGCTCCCCGACAAGACCCGGACAGACCTCTATGTTGACATCTCAAACCGCGATGAATATGAACTTGCGGCCGAGGATTTAGCTGAGTATCTTCGCAAGTACACCGAGTGCGATGATATTGACATACGCCGTAAAATGCGCATGGAAGCGTTGGTCAAGTTCATGACCCTGCGCTCCCTTTCCTCAAAGGGGAAGGTCAGGCAGGCGGTGGACTTCGTTAAGACATTCCTCGCTAACGGCAAGCCTCTCATTCTTTTCTGCTCCCTGCATGAGATTGTAGATGAGATTAAGAAGGCATTCCCGAAAGCGGTCAGCGTCACAGGGCGCGACTCCATGATGATGAAACAGGCGGCGGTTGACGCTTTCCAGTCGGGCAAGGCTCAACTTATCGTCTGCTCCATCAAGGCGGCAGGTGTCGGACTGACCCTCACGGCTTCCTCCAACGTGGCATTCGTGGAGTTTCCGTGGACGTATGCCGACTGTTGCCAGTGTGAGGACCGTGCGCACCGCATAGGACAAAAGGACAATGTAACCTGTTACTACCTCATCGGACGGCACACCATTGACCGAACTCTCTACGACATCATTCACAAGAAGAAATCAATCGCCAATCAGATTATGGGTACCGACGATGATATTCCGACCGATGAAATGTATTTCAACCAACTTGCAAACCTCTTCCTAAACTCCGACCCCGATGGCTGACATTTGCAAGACCGACCTGCAAAAGGTCATTTCCTACCTCGATGAGGCAGCGAAGCTATATGACGCGCTCCCCATGCAGAAATGCAAATGCCGGGCGCACATGATAAACCAGTTGACAACTAAATTAAAATCAAA